ATTAAGTCTCTAAAGGCCATTGGGAAGAATCAAGCATTTTACAGAGCTTCCTTAACATCTTCGATGCTTACGTTATTAACGAGCTGGCGAACTAATCGAACGAGACACGTAAGAAGAAGCACCCATGCCGCAGTGATGACAGCCAACTGGGCGCCGCTCATGCCTTTGAAAAACATGATGTTTCTCCTTTTCTATGTAATAAAGACCACATAAAAAAGCCCCCGGCGCCGTTAAATAAGGAATCAACGCGGGGACTTGTTTATGTGAACTATTAGTAAATTCCTAATAGTTCGAAAATTGATTAAGCTAGACGTTCACCAGCTTCATAAGCAGAAAGAAAGTTTTCTAAGTAATCGGTTGCTTCCTTCTCTGTTTGGAAGGTTCTCGAATAGCTATTGCAATAAAGAAAATCCTGTAAACCTTTAGATTTATGCGTAGGTCTAAACGCTGAAAACATCCATTTTTTACGATCAACCTTCAAAAGGTCGCAAACGTATTCGTCTTTGTAAAACACTCTAAATTCATTTTTAAAGGACGTGTACTCAGTAACTTTTTTACGTTCATACGTAGCTAACATGTTTTTCCTCCAACAAAAAAACACAGGGTTAAAAAACAGAAGCGCGCCGAAGGACGCTAACGAGAAATCCTCCGAAACACGTTAGCCGACGCGCTTTTGTTTACGCTCTGCTGCTGTTCTTGCGAGAGCGTTTAACTCACTTAGTTAACGTTACTAAGACGCCCGAGTTTCTTTTCTTGGTTTTTTCATCCTCGTTTGATTTATTTCTCGGAACCTCAACGCAGGTTTACTTTTCTTGATACTGCGTACATCTCAACCGCGCTATTTGTAAGAGGTCTCTAGCTGAAAAGTGCTTCGTAGCTACCAGTTTGCTTTACTCATTCACTTCACTTACTGCTGATGTCCGTTTGTATTTCTTCGCGTAATCAGCACCGCCCGCGTTAGGCCGTTTCGAATTTTTTCGCTAATAAGCTCTTTTCTACTTATCGCGTCCGGCTTTAGTATTCCATGGGCCGGATTCTTAAGTTGTCGGTATTAGAGAAACATCGTTTTACCTAGATAAAAATTTGATATAGAAATATTAACCTAAGTAAAATAAAAAGTAAAGCATTTGTCTTAGGATTTTTACCTAGATGAAAATTTAGGTAAAAAAAAGACCGCCCGTAGGCGGTCAAATTAATCTCATAACTGACTATTTCTTATTAGCTTTTTCTAATTCAGCTTCATTCTTTTTATTGTCTATAAATACTCCAGTGGTATTGCCTTTGATCGCAAAGTCAGTAGCAACGTTTCCTAGCTTTACTTTCATATTTTTAGCGTCTTTGTTAATAGTTAAATTAGCCATGTAAGCATCTGAACCATCTATGTATGATGCGGGAACGTAAATATCAATTGGCTTTCCGGTATCGTTCGTTATTGAAAGTTCGATCTCGATATCGTTACCATCGAAGTCAGTTTTGGCCAATTCTTTTGATTTATTCAATACATCTTCGCCAATTTTTACAGCAACCCATCCGCTGCCGTCTCCGTGAACAACGCAAATTTGATCTTTTTTACATTGGCTATCAGTTCCGCCAACTTGAAGAGGAACCCAAAACATAGCATAAGAATAGAACCCTTCGCCGACACATTTGAAATACTTAGCCTCTGGGAAAATGTAGGGAATTTTTTGCTTAGCTTCCATGACCGAATTACTCTCAAATTTCTCTGAGGTATCAGTGCATGAAGGAACTTGTACCGCAATTCCGCCGGGAATTGTTTTTTGTTCTCCAAAAATATCTGAGTAATTGATAGGTGCGTGTACTTTAGTCTTACAACCGACCAAGGCAAGTATCGACCCTGCTAAACATAGTATTAAAAGTTTTTTCATATTTTCCCCCAATGTTAAATATCAACGAGTTTCAGGCTTTTTATTACGCGACCTAAGACTCTGATTTCTATATCCGAGTCGAGACTTACTTCAATGTCCTTATAAGCCTTGTTGCTCGAAATTAACGCTATCTTTTTACCGATTAGTTTTTGAATACGCTTGATGTACGCTTCGCCATCAACGACTAACAAATAAATTCCGTCCCTAAGGGTTTCTCTATCTGTAACGTCAATAAAAACGGCGTCACCATCGCGAATTTCAGGCTCCATCGAATCCCCTAATGCAGTAATGATTTTGATGTCTCTAGGGTTATAGAACGAGAAATTTTTATTAAACCATGCTGGCGTTACTTGAAGCGTTTTGATTTCAGGAAAATCTTCAAAGTTCATAACACCTAAGCCGCATGAGCCGAAGTAATCGACTTGCTGAATAGAAACCATATTCGACGAAGAAGGTTGAGACTTGTCATTCATCGAACCGATTCCTTTCATTAACCATTCCGGCGTTATGTCTAGGTATGTACAAACGTCAAAAACGTCGTCGAATTTTGGCTTAGATACTGCGCCGTCCAACCATTTTTTGATTCCAGCTGGTGTGATTCCTGTAGCGCGAGAAATATCAGTCTGCGATTTATCTCTAGCTAACATCGCCTCTCTCAAGCGTTCATTCCACTGTTTCGAAGAATCGTTGCCATACATAACTTTCTCCTTATCCTTAAGAATAAATTTAACCTAGGTTAAATCAAAAGTGTTTTACTTAGGTAAAAATATAGGTTAATATAAAGACGTATATTTTTAACCTAAGTAAAGAAATGAAAAGGATCGAACAACAGGTTTTTGACGAACTCATGAAAGAGTTTAAAAAGAAAACCGTCATAGCTTCGAAGTTTGGATTAAGTCCTGCGGCTATTACCAAGTGGTCAAAGGTCGGCGTACCGAAAGTACGCATGCCGTATTTCAGACTCGCATTCCCGCATTTCAAAGTTTGGAAAAACACCCATTAGGAGGCGTCATGGCTCGTTATAAAAAAATTGACGTGCGAATTTGGAATGACGCGAAATTTAACGCATTGAGCTCTGACGCGAGACTCATTTTCCTATTCATGTTGACAGCACCGCAAACAACAATGGTCGGAGCTGTGCCAGTAGACAAACATACCGTATCTAGAATTTTGAAATTTGATGATATACGGTATGGCATAGGGTATAAACAACTGTCCGAATACGGTATGTTGGAGTACGACGAAGCAGGTATTTACTGGATAAAAAACTTCTTAAAGTACAACCCGCCTGAAAATCCAAAAGTCGTTATTTCTTGGTCGTCTTTGCTCGACTTATTTCCTGAATGTCCACTCCTAATTAAGATTGCTAAATCTGTCTTAAAGGCTTGTGAGACAAGGGGAGAGTCGTATGCAAAGGCTTTGCATCCTGAGTTTAAAAAACTTGCGAAATACGATATGTCTAACGGTATGCCATACGGTATCGCATACCCTATGCCATATCAGGAACAGGAACAGGAACAGGAACAGGATACATATACGCACGCCGAAGCTAAAGACGAAAAGACTCAGTTAGCGACTGACTCGCAGGAGCGAACTATTTATGACTTAGAACCTAACGAAGTCGTTCCTTCCGAATTACTCAGCGATTACGCGACGGCACGCATTAACAGCTATTTGCCCGAAAAAAAATCTGAGGAAAAACTACCGGCGCCGGAACAAACCGAGGTCGTAGAAACCGCACCAACTCTTTCCAAACAGGAAACAGTTGAAAAACCTCATTCCCGTGGGGTGGCTACTAAAACGCAAACTAGCGTAGTAAAGCCTGACGACGTGAGCGCGGAATTATGGGCTGACTTTTTAAAACATAGAAAACAAAAGAAGGCGCCGGTAACTGATCGCGTTGTCTCGTTAATTCGTAATGAAGCAAAAAACGCGGGCTGGACGTTAGAAGAAGCACTGAACGAGATCATTCTTCGTAACTGGATAGGCTTTAAATCTGAATGGGTTGAAGCTAAAGACCCTAAGTCGGTATGGGTAAAAGCTGAGGATTATCAGCCTGAGTTGCCGCCAGTCGAATACGCTCCGAGCGCTCGCGAATGTTTCGACAGAATCATGGCGAAATCGACGTATGCGTATGACATCAAAGACCTGTCACAGCTCGAAAGAGTCGTTAAAAAGGAGTCCAAATGATGTTTTCAGCTGCCGCGATGGTACGAAACGAACAGGGACAAACGTTTTACGAATATCCCGAAGCCTTTACGACTTCACAGCTCGTATTTTTTCCCGTACTCACCGAAGAAGAATTAAAGCTCTATCAGGCTGACGCGATTGTGCGTGAAGGGATTGAGGAATTACCGGAGCGACGCCCACACGTACCGACCGTACTTTTTTCATTCTCCGATGACCCTATGAAACTCAAGGCTCATTTTATCGAAGGGAAAAACGTGCTTATCGATTTTCTCGACGTTGACGATACGCCTCAACTACGTGAGACGTTGACGCGCTGGATGCGTGCAATACCTGTGTTTAGACCTCAATCAATCGTCGTTACGGTCATGTTCAAAAACAGACAACTAATCGCTTGGAAATATGATGATGTCAACAAAAAATATTACAGATTCGCCTGAGTTTTGGGCAGACCCGCTAGGCGGACAGCAGATTACAACGTCACTCGCTGAATACACTGAGCTGTCGAGTCGTCCTGATGAATTTTATGTAACGAAGGACATTCGCGAGTTTCGTAACGATTTTCAAGTCTATCTCGACGAAAAGAAACATCATGTCGCTAAGTACGTACTTCCGTTTAAACAAACAACGTTAGACGGCAAAGAAAAAGCTATCGATTTCGAGTTTCGTCCGGGCGAGTTGACCGTGTTAGCTGGCGAAAACGGTTCGGGTAAATCGCTCCTTCTCGGACAAATCGGTTTGCACCTTTTAGCGGCTGGTGCGTCACTTTATATCGCATCGTTTGAGATGGCGCCGGTTAGAACAATCGAGCGAATGCTTACGCAGGTCGTTTGCTCTCGCGATAAACGCGTTATCGAACAAAGTGATATCGAACTCTTTTTCAACGAATACGCTACACGCCTGCACATTTGCGATTTACAGCGAAAAGTCGAGCCGGACGAGCTTATTCGATTACTCGAAGCAGCCGTCAAGTATTACAAATCGGACGTTTTATTTGTTGACTCTTTGATGATGTGCGTTCGTGACGACATCGATAAAGAGGAAACAGATTACGTAATGGGTCAGCTCGTTGATTTCGCACGCGCTAATAACGTTCACATCGTTGTAGTCGCTCATTGTCGCAAGCGCTCGGATTCAAGTTCTAAGTCGTTCAACGTATTCGACGCCGCTACGAAAGACTCTATAAAAGGTTCGTCAAACATTACAAACATCGCCTGCAACGTTTTCGTACTCGCTCGTGATTACTCGAAGGTTCAAAAACGAGCAGAGGGTAAAGACGTAGACGACAGTAAACCCGATTTTGTTCTCAATCTTTGTAAACAACGTCATGGCGGATACGAAGGTTTTATCAAGCTATGGCGCGATAACGCATCGCTCAATTTCTGCACGTCGATGTTACGTATTCCCGTTCGTCCAGCGCTCACAAAAGAAACCCCGGCGCCGGACGAAGAAAAAGTAATCGAACCGTATTTCTAAGGAGAAAACATGACGTTTGAATCTTACGTACTTCTAACGATTTTCGTTGCTCCGGTCGTATTAGTTAACGCTTACGTCCTGACGAAGCTAGCAATTTTGATGTTTACGAGCAGGGAGGATAGAAGATGAAAGATTTTTTAATTGCGTTCGTATTCGTTTACGTATCGCTGTTTATCGCGTTTTTAGTCGCTTTAGCTTTAGCAGTCTTAGGTCTAATTACCGATCTTAACGTTCTCGTCACTGTCGCTTTGTTTGTTTGGATGTTTGAGATTTTGGCTATTGAGTGGTTTCCGTGGAGACGTTAAACATGATTTTTAGCCTTCAGAAATTTTTTGAGTATCTCGCGTATGTCGGCGGCTTAATCGTTTTTTGGGATTTTTTCTTTGAAACGTTAGAAACAAGAGATCGGAAGTTATTCGTGTTACTGATCGCTCTATTGACGTTAGCTGTCTTTTCCTCGTTCGTTCGCGAGGTGTGAGTGATGTTTCGTTGGTTTTATAAATTCTTTTTCATGCTGGGTACGTACGGTGGCTTGATTTCGTTTTGTGAAACGCTAGACATCGCAACAAATCGAACGCCTAAAACGTTTGACGAATGGGATATGTACCTAGCAATCGGAGTCGCATTTTCATCTGCGTTTTTCAACTGGAGGCGGTTTTTATGAATCGTGGTTGCTGTCTCTACTGCGCTCATGCCGCTTCGTATTGGATTGACGGTGCCGGTAATAAACGTGTCCCGCCTAAATCTTCGTTCGGAGACATGAATATCTATTGTTTACACGAATCTCGCGCACCGGGTGAATGCTATCCGATTAGTTTCGCACGCTGTACACGTTTCAAACGTGCGCAAGACGACCAAATTCAACGCAGACGCGCATTTTATTCGCAGTTTGAACGTTGGCGCACTCACGCGCAAATGATCGCACAGAGACGTTAAAAACCGCATTACCGAGGAGATTAAAAACATGAGCTTCGAAAACGATCGCGATGTTAAAAGTATGGATTTTTCAGACTACTGCTTTGAAGTCGTACGCCTAGCGTCATTGAATAAAACACCTAAAGAAATTGAGGAAATTTTAGGGCTGGAGCATTACTCGATTCATAAGAAATTTCATGCGTATCTGATGATGGGTTATCAGCAGTACTTCGAAACACATGAATGGAACGCAAACCTTACAGAAGAACGCCGTGCCTTAATTTGGCGCGTTTTCGGTCGTTTATACAAAGTAATCAGGAAGAAGAATGAACAAGTATTTGCAAGCTAAAGGGCGTTTACGTGCTGGCGAAATGAATAAGACTGAAACCGCGTTTGCAGCTATGCTCGAAACTCGTAAGCGAGACGGTGAAATCGTCGATTACTGGTTTGAAGCAGTTTCGTTCAAAATTGCAGATAACCAGTGCCGCTATACGTCTGATTTCCTCGTACTGCTCAATGATATGAGCCTCGTGGTTTTCGAGGTCAAGGGTTCGTTCCGAATCATCGCAGATGACGCTAAAGTCAAATGCAAAGTTTTCAGCTCTAAATATCCGCTACAGCTCTACATAGTTGCGCCTAGACCTAAAAAAGACGGCGCCGGCTGGGAATGTCTCAGCTACACAGACGAAAAACCGCCTATCAATCTCAACTAAAACAATCAGGAGGGTTAATGAACGATAAAGAAAAACAGTTAATCGCAGATTTACGACCGCGTTTAGACAACTGGCGCCGAGCTTATCGCGATAAGGTTATTAAAAATATTTCGATTACGTACGCAGTTCAAAAAGCTCTAGCGTTGACGCGTGATAAAACGGATTTTTCCGAGGATTACACGGGGCCTGAAGATCGCTCAGAGGATTACGGTATCGAGGTAGATCAGAAAGACGCGGATTTACTAAACACGGTTTGGCAGTACATGAGCACGCCTGATACTGAAATGCTCTCTATCGGTACTCACGGCTTAAACGTTCGTACAGCTAAGTTGATCGTGTTGCTTTACGTATTCGGTTCGGAAAACTCTCTTAACCGCGCCGGACGGAAAATTTGGCGCATAAAACAGCGTGAATTAGATCATTGGACGACTGACGCGCTTACATTCTTCGCTATGCGTATTCGTGTTTACACCATCTATTGCACAAATAAAAAATAACGTGTAGTGTCGTACGTGACAATTTAAAGCCTGTGTTAATCAGGCGGCCGACTTGCCTTAATTAGAGACGTTTCCTTGCGGAGGCGGCGCCGTGCTCGAAAGAGAACGGCAAAAAAGGCGATTCAGCTAAAAAGAATTCGCCCGCTCGCTTTTATGAGTAACTCCAACTTCTCATGATTTCGCGAGCGGGCTTTCGTTTTTACGGTAACCAATATACAAATCTGTCATAAAGCGACTTTTGGGGACTCCTAATCATTAACCGTAAACGAAAGCCGTCCTACCTTGTATATGTAGAACGGCACCTCTTAAGCCTCTCGGCGGGCGTTGTTCACCGAGCCAGTTAACTCAGTTGTACGAAATCAACGTACAACTTATTTATAAGGATTAAGCTCGAGGCTGAGATAGTATCCGAGCGCTTTAAATGCCTCGTAATACATATCGAAGCTAACAGGGCCGCTTCCGTCAACAAGGCGTTGTGCCTGCTGCCTAGACATATCGAGAAGGCGTGCAAGTTCAGATGTGCTCATGTGTTTTTCTCTGAGCAGATTCCATAAACGAATACGCGCCTCGAGTTTCAACGGCACAACTAAGATACCGTCATGATCTTTAGGCGCAGACGGTTCGGGAATTGGCTTCCGCTGCTTGCGGAATGTTTCTTCGATAAAGTTTTCGACCTTATCGGAAAGAATATCTAAAGCTCGCTCAAGCGAATTAGCTTCGCAAGTTAAGCCAAGATCACGAACGCTAAAAACGTTGTGTTTGATTTCAGAAACCGGATAAAACATTTAAAATGCTCCTTTGGTGAGTATGTGGATTTCCCCCTCTTTCGAGGGGGACGGTAGTTAGTCTCTAACTAGCACGATTTTTATGAAGATCAGGTTAATTGTGATTTCCTTTACTTTCCACTTAACCTTGATTTCACGAATCAATCGGTTTCTTAAATCCACATTTCTCACCTCCTTACATGTTTAACTACCATGTTTATAATTATACAGAAAAAGTATAATTTGTCAACAGTTTCAGATTAAAAAAAGTAAAAAATGGCCACTTCAACAAAAAACAAAGTCGGCCGTCCTTCTTCGTATACGCAGGAATTAGCTGACGAAATTATCGAGTTGATTCGTAACGGATACTCTGAGCGCGAAATTTGCAGAAAACGCGGCATGCCGTCGCTTAAAACGCTGTGGAATTGGAAAGATCAACATCCTGAATTTTTACGACAGTCCGCGCGCGCGAGAGCAGACAGCGCGATGATTTTCGATGACCTTCGGATGAAAGAGGTTACGAAGTTAAAGCGTTTAGCTGAGAATCGTTTAGATTTAGGACTCGAATTGCCGCGCACATACATTGAAGCGAAGAAAATCATTATTCAAGAATTTGCGCGATCAGCTGCATTAAGAGACGATTCAAAATTTGGCGACAGGAAACAAGTCGCGTTAACCGGCGCCGATGGCGGCGCTGTAAAGGTTGAAACCAAACAGGAATACGACTTATCGAAATTAAGCGTAAGTCAGCTAGAGGCGCTGGAGGCTATTTTGCATGATTCGGACACTTCCAAGCCTAGCGGAGATACGACTGTGGAAAGCTCGTAAGTCTCTCGTTTACTTCACCACGTACACCAAGCCCGATTACCTGATGGGCTGGGTTCATCGTGAGATATGCGCAGAGCTTGACGACTTCTTACAAGCTGTAGCGGATAAAAAATCGCCACGTTTGATTATTACGATGCCGCCGCGTTCAGGTAAATCCGAGCTGGTTTCGCGTCGCTTTCCTGCGTACGCGTTAGGACGAAATCCTGACTTGAGCATTATCGCTACATCGTATTCTGCCGATTTATCTCAGCGTTTTAATCGCGATGTCCAGCGTGTGATAGACGATGAACCGTACTATGCTTTGTTTCCGAATACGAAACTTAACGGGTCGAGAGTAAAGACAGACAGTAGAGGCGCCTACATTCGCACGTCTGACTTATTCGAGGTCGTAGGACACGTTGGTTCATATCGTTCATGTGGTGTAGGCGGTGGCATTACGGGTCAAGGCGCAGACATTTTAATTATCGATGACCCGATTAAAGATCGTGCTGACGCTAACAGTTCAACGATTAGACAATCCATTTGGGATTGGTACACGTCTACGGCGTATACACGTTTATCGCCCGGTGGCGGCGTTATTGTCATGGCTACGCGCTGGCACGTTGACGACCTGATCGGACGATTGATTAACGCGATGAACGCAGACAGTGAAGCCGATCAGTTCAAGATCGTGAATTATCCGGCTATCGCAGAGCATGATGAATTACATCGTAAAACAGGCGAAGCGTTACATCCTGAGCGCTACAACCTCAAGCAATTAACGCAGATTAAAAACACGGTCGGTTCTCGCGATTGGAATGCGTTGTACCAGCAGCACCCGATTATCGAAGGCGGCGGCCTCATTCGTACCGAATGGTTTAAACGTTATCGCATACCGCCGAAACTGAGCTATCGAATTATTGCGTCCGATACTGCACTAAAAACACGTGAGTACAACGACTACAGCGTTTTCGGCATAGCAGGATTAGGTGAGGATGGAAATCTTTACATCCTCGATATTCTGCGCGGTAAGTGGGAATCGCCGGACTTACTCAAACGAGCGTCAGACTTTTGGAATAAACACGTAACGTTAGACAGCTCAAAGATACGGGGTTTTTACATCGAGGATAAAGCTAGCGGTACGGGACTCGTTCAAACGTTACAGCGAAGCCGTGATCCGGTTATTCCTGTCTTACCAGTTGAACGAACGATAGACAAGTTAACGCGTTATCAAGACGTTTTACCGTTTATCGAATCAGGCCGCGTATACATCCCTGAGTCCGCTCCGTGGGTTAACGATTTCTTGCGCGAATGCGAGGAAATTCAACCGGACATGAAACATCGACATGATGACCAAATCGACGTACTCGCCGATCTCATAAATCTGACGTTGCAGAAAAACTCTAATTTCTCATGGCAAAGAATCTTCAACTAAAAAACGCAGGACGTACGAAACACGACAGCGCGACCGCATATGTAAGCTCCGTATGCACAGGCGAGCTAATTACGAACGTCGCAAACGAAATAAGTTTTTCGTTACCGGACGAACTGAAAGGTCGTTTATTTTCGTCGAACTGGGTAGCTCGGCGTATGGCTGAGTCAATCGCCAGCGATATGACCAGTAAAGGCGTTAATTGGCGCCTCGACGCTGATACGAGCGCTTTCTTAGAGAAAGAGTTCCGTAGGCTTAACGTATGGCGGCTATTGACTGACGCTATTACGTATGCGCGAGTGTACGGCGGCTCTCTCGTAATGATTGACATGGGCGATGGGGCGCCGGAGAGCGTTTTAAATCCTAACGGTACGTTACTCGGTTTCCGCGTATTCGATAAAACCGAAATCACGCCGAGTACGACTGTAAAAAACTATGGCGCTGAGGCTGGATTACCTGTTAAATACAGTATTCAGCCAGCCTACGGTACGTTATCGACGTTCGACGCTGACGCAAGCCGCGTTATCCGTTTCGACGGAATACGTTCAACGCATCGTAAGCTCAACGTAAACCAAGGGTGGGGTGAGTCCGTTTATGACGTAGCCAACTCAGCTGTTAACGCATACGGAGCATCGTTAGATAGCTGTCTCGAATTGCTTAAGCGTTGTTACATACGCTATTTAGGTATCGAAAACTTTTGGCAAGGCTTGCAGGACGACGAACGCGCCTCCTTCATGGGTCGTGCGGTAAAAATGATTAATGACGTTCAAAATAACTCGTCGTTAACCGTTTCTGACAACAAAGATACGTTTCAGTCGCAGTCGTATTCTTTTGGCGGCATTCGTGACGTGCTGATCACGTTCTCAGAACAAATCGCCGGCGCCGCAGAAATACCGTTAGTCAAGTTGTTCGGTATGTCGCCCGCTGGATTTTCGACCGGAGACGCTGATCTAGCGAATTATTACGATACCGTCTCGCGCCTGCAAGAGGATAAATTACGCGAACCGATTTCAAGAATAGCGTCGTTAATCCTCACCAGCTCAGGCCGCGAAGTAGGCGAGATTGACTTCGACTTCGTGCCGCTGAAACAAGAAACTACGAGCGAACGTATTACTAACGCTCAGAACGCTGTTAATACGATTCTCAGCGTCCAAGCAGCAGGACTAATTTCAGATAAGCGAGCACTCGAAGAAATCGCCGCGTTATCCGAAAAGACGGGTATTTTCTCAACGGTTACGCCGCAAGACATTGAGGCGCTTAATGAAGTAGAGCCGCCGCCGATTCCTAACGAAGAAGGGCAATACGTTAACGCTGGCCTGCCTAACATCGGTAAGGCCGTTGACCCTAACGAAAAGCCTAATTTCGGAGCGTTTCACTTAAATTAAATGGCAACGTTTAATCACGAAAAAACGTACCGCGCTCGCGTGTGGCGTTATTACCGTCAAGTCGCTCGTAACATTCAGGCGATTATTAACATGAACCTGAACGCAGACGGGACGATTAAAGATTTCGGAATTCTGCAATCTCAGCTCGATAATTACGCTAATGCGTTACCGGCGCCTACTGCATCGCTTTGGTCAAAGATCATTAGCAATAACGCTGTACTGCTTGCGAGAGACTTTAAGAAGGCGGCTGGTCTACGTATCGATACGCAATCGCCGCAAATGATCGCGCTCGTTAATAAGCTCGTACAGGAAAAAGTAGACCTCATTAAAACGTTACCGAACAACGCCGCGTTAGAAGCGCAGAAACTCAGCTCTCAGATAGCTTTAGAGACTGGCGCACGTCACGAATCGTTAGTCGCGAAAATTCAAGGAATGACGCCTAATTATCCTGAATACGCCGCTAGACGTATCGCACGTACTGAGGTAGCGCGTACGCAGTCAACGCTCGTACAAGCTCAGGCGCAGAGCGTAGGTATCGATCAGTACGTATGGCACACCGTCGAGGATGAATCCGTACGCGCCTCGCATCAAGCGATGGACGGTAAAGTTTGCTCGTTCTCAAATCCGCCTGAAGTTGAACCCGGTAAATACTATAACCCAGGGGGTACTTACAACTGCAGATGTTTTGCTGTACCCCTCCTGCCTAATAACGCTTAGGAGTCTAAATGTATGACTTGAGCTATCCAATTTCACCGAATAAAGCCCTCACAAAAGAGGGTTTTTTAATTTGTCGTAATGCCGTCATCGCGTCGATTGGCGCACGTGAATACGCTCTTTCTGAAACTAACGAGGTTAAGCCGAATGCTGAAGGGAAAGTGTTCATTATGCGTCCGAGCGATGTGCTGTTCTCAGACGACACTATCAACTCATTAGAAGGAAAGCCGGTAACTCTCGGACATCCGCCAGTCGATAGCGTGACAGGTGACAACTGGAAACAGTACGCCGTTGGCAGTATTTCGCACGTTCGTAAAGGCGAAGGACAGACAGCAGGGTGTCTCGTAGCTGATCTAATGATTTTTGAACCTAAGGCGATAGAGGCCGTTTTTAACGGTCTCGCTAAGGAGTTGTCATGCGGCTTTAAATCGAACGTTATTGATCAAGGCGGTGGAATCGGCATTGAAACAAATTTCATAGGTAATCACGTTGCTTTAGTCCCTCAAGGAAAAGGTGGAGCGACGTGCTCTCTAAAAGATTCTGTAATTACTAAAGAGGATACAGACATGGCATTTTTCAAGAAAGACGCAGCACCTGCTGACGTTAACGCTCAGATTCTCCAACAGCTCCAAGCTATGAGCGAACGATTAGCCGCGCTCGAAAAATCTACGCAAGCCCAATCTCCGGCGCCGGCTACTAACGCTGATGAAGCTAAACAGCCTGAGACAAACGAAGCTCAGACTCAGGCACCGGATAACAAGGCCGCAGACACTCCCGCGCCGACACCCGACGATAAAAAAGACGACGACGATATGCCGCCAGCCGCTCCTAATCCGCTGGCTGGCATTGACCCTGCTGTATTCGGAGCCGCTATCTTGCAAGCGTTGAGTGACGCAAAAGCAGATAAGAAAGCAGACGTTAAGCCGGACGACAAAGCGGACGCCTGCAAAAAGGACGAAGGGAAGAAAGACGCCAAACCCGCAGAAACTAAGCTCGACGCCGCGATGATTCGTGACGCCGCAGATATCGCTCCTTCGTTAGCTCCTACGACGCCTAATCTGCCGTATGCCGCAATTCTCGAATTTGCTAAATCTCAGCAGGGAAAATCCTTCGTCGACTCTTTCGGCGACTTGTCTAAATGTGATCATGCGATGGTTTTACGTGCCTGTGCAAATTTCAAGCGTTCTATGACTCAGGCGACGCTCGCAACAGTTAAACACGATGAAGCGCCGAAGAAGGCGAAATCTTTTGTCGAGCAAAGTGCGGAACTTTGGAATAAAGCGAAATAACTTATCGGAGATAAAAAATGCAGACTGGATACATTGAACAAAACATGATCGCGGGTTTCGTAACTCGCGGTGGCGCGGACATTAAGTCCATTACGGCAACCGCCGCTATCGGCGCCGGCTTGCCTGTAAAACAGGATTCCGACGGTAACGCTAAGTTGCTTGAATCTACCGACGGCCTCGACGCGATGATCGGCGTTGTTGTGCGTTTTCATGACGGCTGGACGTTGCAGGTGTTTCCTCAGGAAATCGGCGTACTTAGCACTGGTTACATTCAGGTGCCTGCTGCCGCGTCCATTACGCCTAAACGAAATCAGGCCGTCTATTACGACGCGACAAATCAAGTTTTTACGACTGACAACACGAAAGTACCTATTCGCGCAGTTTTCGCCGCCAACGGTATTGCTGACGGGTGCGCCGAAATTCAGGTAACTCAGCAGGTCGTAATTCCTGTTAAATCATCGTCTTAATTCACATCCTTTTTCTTAACTAACTAAGCCTCGTTCGTTTACTCGGACGGGGCTTTTTTTATGGACAAATAAAATGGCAATTTCAGCAGATCAAGTAAAAGCGCTGTGGAATTCTAGACTCGCACAGCTTGAGCCGGACATCATCCGTCCGCTTACAAATTACTATTTCACTCGCGACATTCCTATCGTCGAAGACCTCGATAAAGTCTCTAACGTCGTTGCTCTGAGAAACATCAAGGGTATCGGTCAGGGCACTAAAGACGCAAACGGAATGTCTTGGCTTGGAAAGGGTGCAAATGACCTTCGCGGCGTTGATTATGAACTGAACGCTACGGCTGTCGCAGTTTATACCGCTGGCCGCGAAATCTCCGTTACTTCAATGGAGCTTGAGGCCGCTCAGAAAGCCGAGGATATCAACGTTAACGTCGAGCAAGTTGAACTCGTTAACGATAAATTCCTGCAAGAAGCACATCAGGTCGGTTATCTTGGCGATAGTGGCTTAGGTTTCAAGGGCTTCTTGAATAACGCTTCTATCAAGAAGGGAACGACTACTGGCGCTCTCGCTGAAACCTCTCCGACATGGGACGGTATGGCGAAGGCTATTGATGACTACTTCAATCAGGCATATCAGGCTACTAACGGCGTCATCATGCCAAACACCATGCTTCTTACGCCTGCTCAGTACGTCAAGCTCTTTAGCATGAAGGCCCCGGACGATCGCCACTTCTCTATGATCGATTACATCGAAAAGGAATCTCTCGGACGTAAGGTTGCAGGTTCTATGACTGTTAATCAGGTCAAGGAATTGGCTTCTCTCGGAACCTCTTCTAAAGACCGTATGGTTCTTTATACGAAGGATAAAAACTACGTTCGTTACCATATTCGCCCGGTATGGCGTGAAAAGACCTACGACAAAGGACTCGACTATTGCGCCGCTTACTTGTGGCGCTTGGCTGAAGTTCAGTTCCGCCGCCCTGAGACCGTGATGTACTTCGACGGTATCTAAGCCTCGCACTCGCGAGTTTTTTTATGCCTGCTGGATTCGTCCAGCGGGCGTACTCACGTTAAAAACAAAATGACTTACGACGATTTTTTAAAGATTTTTCCTGAATTTTCGGAGTTTCCGAAGGCTCGCGTAGAGTTTTATTTAGACGAAGCGGATAACCAGATTAGCGAGAATCGCTTCGGTAAATCTACTGAATTTGGGAAAGCTCTTTTTACAGCGCATTACCTAGCGTCGCTAGATAACGGTCAACGTTCCGGCGCCGGTAGCGTTACAGGCGGTATCGTAAGCGGCGGCGCTCATGGCGCAGTCGCTTCTAAAACTGTCGGTTCCGTTTCCGTTTCGTACGATACTGCGTCTACGTCATTCGCTGACGCCGGATATTGGAATTCGACGCCATACGGGAAACAGTTTTTTGACCTTTTAAAACGTTATCGGCGTATGCCGTTCGCTGTTACAGGACGCGCATCATGGCCCTAACGATGAAAGTAGAAGGCGCCGATGCGCTCAAGTCAGACATCTTTCACTTAAAGAAACGTTTCGAGCGTTTTAATAAACAAGGCGTTTCTATTGGCTATGTCGAAGCGAAAAGTTTGAAGCGTAAGGATACGCCTGTAACTAACCTAAAAATCGCAACGTGGCAAACGTACGGAACGCATACGATACCGCCTAGGCCTTATTTAAAACCAGCATTACTAACGAACGAAAAACGGATACACGAAATCCTTGAGCAGGCGTTAGTAGACGAAGGATTAAGCGGTAAGACCGGCGCCGTAAACAAAGCGCTGAACGTCGTCGGTATGCTCGTTCGCGATACGGCCAAACAAAATATCGTCGATCAACGAAACTTCGTGCCGTTGGCGCCGGCAACGATAAAAGCACGTCAGCGACAAGGCTTTAAAGGTACTAAAGCTCTTATACGCACTGGCGCTCTTCTTAACGCTATTCAATACGTTGTAGATAAAAAATGATTGATGTCTCAGAAATCGTTAGAGACCCTGATTTCACGGTCTCATGCCTACTCATTCGTCAGCAGGCTAAACCGCTTGGAAACGGACGCGACGAAATTACGAAAATCCGTAAACCGATACAGGCGGTTCTACAGCCGCTCAATGACGCCCAGCTCGTAAATATCGTATACGCCGACGGTTCGCCTGTTACGTGTGGTCTTTCGTACTACGGCGTTGAGCGCGTATCGCTCGCAGACGACGACTTTATTAACGATCAAATCGAATTTAACGGTGTGCTGTACGACGTTATGTCTATCGCAGATTACAACCCGAACGGCGCGTATTACCAAGCCACATTAGCTAGGAGCAAACAAGTATGAGTTACGTAGACTCTACGCAGGCAGGCGTGCTCGCAAGCACTGCTACATACGTTTATTCAAAGGAATTCGACGACAAATTTCAGACGTGGTTAGCTAACGCGCTCGGATGTTTTCCGATCCACGTCAAACCTATGTTTCGAGAATTTGAAACAGCGATTGGTACGAACGTTCTAAACGTATTTTTCGAGTTCTATCAAATTGAGTTCATCGGTGAACTGTATACCAGCGAAGAGACCGACGACTATCTAACGCAAATGTACGAAGGTACGGCACATTGTCGCGTTAAGCTGATCGGCGAAAACAGCCGCGAGAAAGCGTTTTTACTGCACGACCTAATTCATTTATCTCAAAACGTTGACGCATTGAAAAAATTCGGCCTCAGCATTAACGAAGCTCAGATTATTGAGATTGACCGATTAGCCGAGGGCCACGCTCGAACACCCATGAGCACTGTTGATCTGACGCTCGATTACTCGTACGAGCGTAAATGGGCGGTTAAGTCGTTAGTTTCAGCTCCTACCCGTATTCAAAACTCCTAACGAGGATTTTTAAAATGGCACTTTCTTTAAACAATATCGTTAATGTCGATATGGTGTTTAGTCCGAAAGCCGCGCAAACTCGCGGATTCGGCATTCTTTGTATTCTCGGAGATACCAAAAACGTTATTACTGCCGGAGAGGGCTATCGCACGTATACAAGCTCCGACGATGTAGCTACGGATTTCGGCGATGACGCGCCGGAAACGCTGGCAGCGATGGCGTATTTTTCTCAGTCTCCAAAACCTCAGACTCTGATTATCGCTGAGTCGTGGGACTCTACAACTGATACAGCTATCAGTACACGCGTTAGCAAGTTATTTGCAGACTATGGCCGAAATTTCTACGGCTTTATTACAGCCACCAGCGCTACAGTCTCAGACGACGAAATTCTTAAAATCGCTCAGATCGTTGAATCATCCGCGGACTCACATATTTACGGTATTACGCTCACGGATTTGACGTGTGCTAATTCTGTTTATACCGACGAATCTACAGACCTGCCGTCTAAACTCAAGCGCGGCCAATTTACGCGCACTATCGTATTCGCCTCTGAATACGATGCTAACGATTCAGCCTACAGACTGAATAAATACCTAGTCGCTTCTGCTTTAGGTCGTATGTTTAGCGTTAATTTCAGCGGATCGATGACAACTATCACGCTGAAATTCAAACAGGCTCCAAGCCTCCAGCCGACGAATCTCACGCAGTCTCAGGATACGAATCTCTCGGCACGTAACGTTAACAAGTACGCGATTTTCTCAAATGACACCTACATTATCGAAGAAGGCGTTATGTCGTCCGGTATGTGGGCGGATGAACGCCACGGCTCTGACTGGTTGCAGGATTTAATTCAGACTACCGTCTATAACGTTCTCTATCAGTCCAAAACGAAAATCCCGCAGACCGATGACGGAGTGGCGCGCCTTATGGCTGCTGTTGCTAACGCTATCGATCAGGCCGTCATTAACGGATTTGTGGCGCCGGGGGTTTGGAATAGTGATCCGTTCGGCGACCTTGAATCCGGCGCCTATCTCGAAAAAGGATATTACCTGTACGCACCGTCTGTTAACGATCAGTTGCAGAACGAACGCGAGGCCCGCAAGTCGCCTGTTATCCAAGCTGGTATCAAACTCGCTGGCGCTATTCACAGCGTGCCGATCATCGTCAACATCAATCGCTAATCAAGTCATTTTCTAAACAAGCCCTGCAACGAACGCAGGGCTTTTTTAATGGATTATCAAAATGAATAAACCGACATATAGTATCGCTCGCGCAAGCGCCGCCTATGCTGTCTTTGGTGGCGTCTCGTTCGATTTGAAGCAAGGTTTGACCGATAACGGAATCACGATCAATCTCGACGAGGATTTCGGCGAACGTAATAAAGCTATCGACGGGTCTAGCATTTGGAGTGAATTCGAAACGAGCGCAGGTACGATCGTTCTTGAATATTTACCTTCTTCTCCGTGCGTTCCGTTTTTTATAACTTTGCACGCTACTCAACGCGGCACTGGTTCTACCGGTTCGGACACTGTAACGGTTATTGATCGTGACATGAAATTTACGTATACCGGCTCTCAAGTCGCTATCCAGTCAATCACCGGCCACAACGTCAAAAAATCCAAGGGCGATTCAATCGTCGTAACGCTCAATTGCGGACAAATCACTTCTATCGGAGCCTAATTAAATGACTAAATCTAAGGACATTACTGTTAACGGCGTTACCGTTCGTTTATATCGTTTGTCTGCTAAACAGCAACACGACATCGTTAATCAATATTTTTTCCCGATTACGACTCAGGCGGGAGAGCTAGTAAACGTAATCGTTAGAAATCCGCAAAATCAAATCGCCATTGCTTCTGCTATCGCTGAGGCTGTGAATAAATTCATGCCAGCAGACAGGCGGGACGAATTGATATTTAAACATTTAATGCCGTCCGTTAAAGTCGTAGCAGCAGGGATGGAGATTGAATACTGCTCTCATAAGGGTGAAATTACGTGTGAAGAGCTTAACGATCTTAAATGCCTGTACAAAATCACGTACGAAGCGCTGAAATATAACTTTGAAGATTTTTTTACAGACTGGCTCAACGAAAACAAGTTGAGCTAACTCCGCCCGAATGGCGTGATTTTGTACGCCTTTTAGATATTCCAGAGTCTTTTCTTATGCGCCCCGTTCTGCGGGGCTTTCTTTCTTTTGAGTCTCTTTTCGATTCGTCCGTGTCGTTAGGTGATTTAGTCCTTCTAAATGACGCTATCGACGCGAACGACGAAAACGAGAAACGCGTCTATCAGTATTACGAGCGCAAAAATGGCCGAAACTAAAAACGATGTAAATTTGAGGGTAGGCGCATTAGTCGATTTTGCGTCATTATCTGTCGCAGAAAAAGCAGTCGGCTCGTTTTCTGACAAAATCGTTAACTTAGCTAAATGGGCCGGCGCCGCTATTGCCGCCGGCTCCGTCGCTGTAGCTATTCAGCGTACAGCCGACAAATTTAACGATCTCGGCGATGTCGTCTCTCGTGTTGGTAACGCCACCGTAAAAGAGTTAGATCGGCTCGGATATGTGGCTGAGCTTACAGGCTCAGACGCAAATACAGCTACAGCTTCGTTTGAGAATCTTTCTCGAACGATAGGCGAAGCGGCTCAGGGTATTGGACGAGGCGCATTAGTCTTTGAAAAACTCGGCTTATCTGCGAAAGATGCGCAAGGTAACGTCAAAACAACGACTCAAGTTTTAGACGAAATCAAAGTCAAAATTAAAGACCTGAGTAAAGCGGAGCAATCTGCGTACATTCAGCGTCTCGGACTTGATCGTTCGATGATCGGAATGCTCACGTCTGATACGACTGAGATTATCGATCAATACAACAAACGTACTGAAGCTCTCGGGATTAATGTAGACGAAGCAGCAGAGTTAGGCGCTAAATACAACGACGCTATTAAAGTAACAGAACGCGGTTTTGACGACATCATTACCGCGTTTGTTTTACGTGTCCTACCGTCTATCACGACAGCGATAGAACGCGTTTCTAAGCTGATTGATGAAAACGCCGGACTAATTAAAAGCTACGTTGAACCTATCGCCGCCGCTGTATCAATCGGCGCCGACCTCGTTACAGGATTCATTACCGGAGTCGGAAAACTTTTTAAGGTTTTAGGAAAGTGGCCTGTTTACATCGGCGCTGTAACTGTCGCATGGAAACTATTAAACGCTGTATTTAAAGCGTCTCCGATTGGACGAATCATTACATTAGTGATGGGATTAGTAACCGCTATCGGTTTGCTAATCGATGATTACGAAACGTGGAAAGAAGGTGGAAAATCACTATTTGGCGACTTATGGGGTTATGTCGAAAAGTTCGCTAACGGCTTAATGTTTGTATGGGATAAGCTGGCAGGATTACTTGAGCACGGCTGTAAAGAAATAGCAGCACTTTTTAAAGGCTTATTCACTTTTGATTTCTCGGACGCAATCGCCGAAAGTCAAAAATTCATGGATGACTTCTACGCGTTGATTAAGCCTATCGGCGATAAAGCCAGCGAAATCTTCGATGATGTAACGAATATCTTTTCAGGCTTAGGTAAATGGTTTGATGACCTTTGGAAAGAAATCGGAGACGCTGTATTTTCTGCGCTCGATAGTATCGGTAAAGCGTTTACTCAGTGGTGGAATAACCTGATTAACTCCGTTAAAAACTTCGGTAGTAAAGCAGCCGAAAAAGCGGAAAACATGGTTACTGACGCTTGGGATACGAGCGTTAACGCGGTTAAAGGTTTATTTTCGTGGGGAAGTAAAAAGGACGACGATAAAGCTGCATCCAGTCTTCCGACCACGACGACTAACAATAATCAGCGCTCTAGCACCACGTATAACAACAACGCTCAGGTACATCAAACAATTACCGTCAGTAGCGTAAAAGAGGCTAAAGAAATCGCCGGCTCAACTAACCGAGCATATCTACAGCAAGGTGGCTAACAATGTCTTTCTTAGAAACGCAGGTACTAGGATTAGCCAGTACAGCGGTCGGGAAACTACTTCAAATCAAACCTACTAGGCGATTTGAAACGTTTTCCGATTTTTGTTCAATTACAGAAACACACAATACCGCAGTAACCGCTACTCAATATCCGATTGAGGACGGAACGCAGGGCACCGATCATATTGTTCGCGAACCTAAAAATATTACGTGGGATGTCGTTTTCGGAGAACATTCAGACCCGCAGGGGACGTATCAGCGTTTACTTGATTTGATGTACAGCGGAGTACCGTTTACCGCTGTGACGGGACTTAGACGTTACGACAATATGCTTTTAGTCTCTGTAGCAGCTAATCAGGATGCGCATTCAGCGCGCATCTTGAAGTGCACGCTGACAATGCAGGAAATCGTCATAACGTTTCCTCTCGCTACGAATATGCCGCCACGGTCTCAGCAGGCGAACCCGAACGTAACCGCTAAAACCGCACAAACAGGTACGAAACAGCTTCAAGAAAAGCCCGTAAAAGTGTCGGCTATGGAGGATGGTTATCAGAACCTCAAGAAAATCTTTTAATGGTTTCTTTTATAAAAGATGAAAACATACGAAATACCGCTCAATTCTTTTGCAGAAGAATTTAACGTCGAAATTCAGGGCGTTAATTACTTACTGCGGACGAAATGGAATGAGCCGCTTCAAGCGTGGACGCTCGATATCGGACGTTCTGAGAACGACTGGCTAATACGTAATCTCGCGCTAGTCGCTGGCGAAAATCTACTCCAGCAGTACGAGCACTTAAAACTAGGTTTCGGCCTAATCGTGGTCACGGACGGCGACGAAAACGCAGACCCTACGGAAACTAATCTCGGTACAGACTCACATTTAATCGTCGTAACTAATGATTAACTTTTGGCGAAAAATTACGCTCCTTGTCGGAGATAAGGACGGAAACGGCCTCGACCTGAGCGGCTTTAGAGTCTCGTTCGACGTAGAGAAAACAGCGCTACAAGACCCGAATACGGCGAAAATCGACATCTATAACTTGTCTAAAACAACGGTAGCGCGTATCGCGGACGGTGATTTAAAACGCATTGTTCTAGAGGCTGGTTACGAGTCTCATAACGCTGTAATTTTTGACGGAAACATTATTAGTACGTCACAGGTTAGAAACGGTGCGGATACGATTCTCAGTATCGAAGCTGGAGACGGTCAATCCGGTTATTCATACGCGCTCGTAAATGAAACTGTCGGCGCCGGATACTCTAATGGCGATATCGCTAAAAAATCGTTTAACGCGATGAAAGAAAGAGGCGTTAAAAACGACGATCTAAAAGCTGTAAGTAATGAGACTAAGTATCCACGTGGGCGCGTGCTATTCGGCGCGGCGCGTAATTATTCGCGTGAAGTCTCTAAAAACAGTGATACGCAGTGGTCTGTACAGGATGGACATTTAGTCTATTGCAAAAAAAACGCTACTAGAGACGATAGAAAAGCATTCATTCTGCGGCCTGATACCGGAATGATCGGTAGCCCGAAGAAAGATAAGGACGGTGTAACGGTGAGTTGCTGTCTGAACGCGCTTCTACGTATCTACGACCCGATACGTATTGAGTCCGAATTCCTTACGGGTGACTTCAAAATCCTGTCGCTTAAACATTCAGGCGATACCCACGGAAACGAATGGAGCACAGAAATTAAAGCGTGCTCGTTAGACCCGTCAACAAAGAAAACGACTAAAACATGAATCAATTAGAACGTATTGCAACGCCTGAAGAAATCGAGCGCCAAAAGTCTGAGGATTTAAAAGCTCAGATTCGTGTAGCTATGCCTGCAATCGTGACTAGCGTAGATTTAGGGCGGCAGGTGGTTTCCGTAAGACCTGCGATTATGGGCAAACTACGAGGGTACGAAGGTAACGTTACAGAAGTTCAGTATCCCGTCCTTACTGAAGTACCGATCGCTTTCCCACGCGCAGGCGGTCTTTGCATTACGTATCCTGTCGCTGAGGGTGACGAATGTCTCGTAGTTTTCGCCGATACGTGTATCGACTTTTGGTGGCAGTCAGGCGGCATCCAGTCTCCTAAAGACTCAAGGTCGCATGACCTGTCCGACGCTATAGCGATTTTCGGCCTCACGTCTCAGCCGAGAAAACTTCCGAACGTGTCCGCTGACGCTATCGAGATACGTACAGATTCACGGTCAGACTATATAAGTCTTACGGCTGGAAAACTCGATATCAATATCAACGGCGAGACTAACGTAACAGCTAAAAAATCTAAGATCGTTTGTCCGGATAACACCGTTCAAGGCCCGCTAACCGTGACAGGGTTAATTACCGGGAAAGGCGGCCTAACCGTTAGCGGCGGTAGCGGTGCAACTGTAACCGGCACGATTCACGCAACTGGCGATATTTCGTCCGGCACTGTTTCGCTTCAAAACCATACTCACAATCACGGCCCGGCGCCGGATAAATAAACATGAAATATCGAAAACTAGACGAAAACGGCGATATGACGTTCGGCGCCGGCCTCGATAACTATTTCATAGACAGCGCCGAAGCTGTAGCTCAGTCGGTGCTTACGCGGCTAAGAATGTGGCTGCGGGAGTGGTACTTAGATACCAACGATGGGACACCGTATTACCAGCAGGTGCTAGGTAAACACACGCAAACCGAAGCGGTACAGGCGATTTATCAGCGTATTCGAGAAACAGCAGGCGTCAATCGAATTACAGAGTTTTCTACAGCGTTCGACCCTGATACGCGTCGACTGCGTATCGATGTAACGCTCGATACTATCTATGGCGAGGTGAGAGTAAATGCCTGATCTCAAATCATTAGCGTACGTAGACGCATCAGGATTCTATGTTGCCGATTTCGAGGATTTTCTTGAGTACAACAAAGCGGCAATGCGCTCGATTTACGGTTCTGACATCAATCTAGACGCAGACTCGCAGGATGGACAGTTAGTCGCGCATTTCGCTCAATCTCAATACGATTTAGCGCTACTGTGTGCTGAGGTTTTTAATAACTATTCCCCTTCGACTGCACGCGGGGACGCTTTAAGCCGTGATGTAAAAATTAACGGCATAGCGCGTCAAGCGTCTACACATTCAAGCGTCGATGTCATCATTACCGGCGACGCGGGGACGACGATTACGAACGGGCAAGTTCGCGATACGTCGAAAGATGCTCATGTATGGAATTTACCGCCTGAGGTCGTGATACCGACAAGCGGCTCTATAACAGTAACTGCGACATGTGACGACGCAGGCGATATCCGTGCCGCCGCCGGTACTGTTACTCGTATCGCCACGCCTACCGAGGGTTGGATTTCAGTAACGAATAATTCTGAGGCCGCGCCCGGCCGTGATACGGAAACCGACGCGGAATTACGCGTTAGACAAACGTATTCGACCGCTCAGCCGTCCCAAACCGTCCTTAAAGGAATCCTAGGCGGCGTGCTGGACGTGGACGGCGTAACGCGTGCAATCGTTTACGAAAACGATACGAGCGCTACAGATACGAACGGCATACCTAGTCACTCGATAGCGGTAGTCGTCGAAGGCGGGGACGCTCAGGCGATTGGCGACGTTATAAAACTGCGTAAAACGGCAGGAACAGGGACATACGGCACTACCAGCGTTACCGTTAAAGACAGCGAAGAAGTGCCGATGACCGTAAATTTCTTCCGTCCTGCCGTCGTACACATCAAAGTAAAGATCACGCTAGAGCCACTCACCGGCTTTACTACTGAGCTTTACAACTCGATTAAATCGCAAGTCGTTGACTACATCAATTCGTTAACGTTTGGTCAAACGGTGCGTATTTCTAAACTCTACGTACCTGCCAATTTAGAGAATGACGATAGCGATATTAGCTACGACATCGACTCTATTCAGATAGCTAAAAACTCAGGCGCCTATGCGTCATCAAATATCGCTATCGGATTTAATGAAGTCGCTCACTGCGACATCGCCGATGTCGAGGTAATTACGAATGACTGATTTCAATACGTATCTAAAGCGCGTACCGTCTGAGCATAGAGACAAGCCTAAATTCGTTGAAACTCTGCGCTCGTTACTCGGCCCCGTACTTGAGCTACAGGCGTTAATGGAGCGCGTACCGATTGATTACGACCTCGATAGCGCTGTCGGTAAACAGCTTGACGTGGTAGGCGAATGGGTCGGACGTAATCGTTACGTATCTATTCCTATCGAAGGTGTGTTTTTTACGTTCGACGATACCGCGATTACAGGTTTCGACCGTGGCGTATGGTGTGGCGAATACGACGCCACCAGCGGAATGACGAAACTAGACGATGACTCGTATCGATTCCTGCTCAAATTACAGATTCTTGCGAACGTATGGGACGGAACGCCGGAAAAGTTTTACGACGGCGTTCGTTCACTTTTTAACGGCACGTTGAGCGTCGTCATCGAAGATCATCAAGATATGACGATCTCAATCGGGGTCGTCGGTAAAGCGCTTTCCAGCGCTCAACGCGCTCTATTTCTTCAGCAGATAGCACCGTTCAAACCCGCTGGCGTTCGTATCAATGTTTTCATGCTTACGCAGTACGACGACGTGCCACTTTTCGCTTTCGATATGAATACGCCACTGCTACAAGGGTTTGACACGTCCGGATGGGCGGAAATCATCGCTAACTAAATCTCAAATTTCTCTCAAACAAGCCTCGCTTAAACAGCGGGGCTTTTTTTTATGGGTTTTTCTCATGGCTACTAATAACATCCTCAGTTTTTGTGCCGGCGCCAATCCAAATGTTACCCCTCTCGCCACTTGGCAGACTAAAGCAGTCCGCTCTAGTGGCTTCGTCTCAGGTATTGCAATTTCAGGCGACGTTAACGCCGCTATCGTGGGCGGCGCAAATATCGCACACGCAGTCGGCGAATTTATTAAAACTCAGTTAGATGAAGACGTAAACGCTACAAATGATGCTGTCCTAGTTAGTCAGTTTTTGCGCGCTCTACAAATTTTTATTCAGCGCGGTGGCGCTTGTCCGATTGGTTCGATTATTCCTTACCTCGGCGGCGAGGTGCCTTACGGCTGGTTATTAGCGAACGGAGCCTCTGTGCTCAGGTCGCAGTACAACAAGCTATTCGCCCTAATAGGTACTAAGTTCGGCGCGGTTGATGAGGCACATTTTAATTTGCCGAATCTGCATCACCGATTCATCGAAGGTACCACCTCGCTTAGCGAGGTGGGAAGCTACGTCGAGGCGGGCTTACCGAATAGCAAAGGTCGCCTCAGCTACACGGCTGCTAACGATTCTCGAGGACAGG